TTTACAGAAGACTAGATCAGGGCAAAGACTTAAAAAATAAAATCAACGAGCTTGAGCGAGTAAATGACTCGCTTCAAGCTCAAGTTGACTCTACACATATTCAAATAGCTAAACTAGATAGTATAGCTGAAGGTTATAAGCTTCAAATCCAAGAAGACAAAACAAAATTAGCAGACCTTCAAACCAAAGCAGATACATATAAACAAAAATACAATGAAAAGAATAATCGTATTTCTGGGCTTACTGGTAATGCCTTGGTTAGCGAGTTCACAAACGCTTTCCAATAAAGAAGAGTACTGCTCTGTACCTTGTCGTACACTTAAAAACGCTTTAATATTTAAAAACGAGTGTGAACTTGTAAAGGGTCAACTAGTGGTAGCTAGAGACTCTATCTCTATCCTAAACAATATTACCTCTAGGCAGGATTCCTTGATTTCTGCTAAAGAGTCTATTATCTTCTATCAACGAGAAAACGAGGTTCGTTATATAGGAATTATAGAAAATAAAAATAAAATTATCGAAGTAAAAGATAAACAAATCAAACAAGCAAAGATAAAGACATTAACAGGATGGGTAGTTGCTACTGTAACTACAACTTTACTTGTAATTAAGCTTCTATGAGCGATCAAGATTTAAGACAAATAATACAACAAGAATTTGTAAAGTGTGCTACTGATCCAGCTCACTTTATGAGAAAGTACTGTTATATCCAGCACCCACAACGTGGTCGTGTTATCTTTAATCTATATCCTTTCCAAGGTAAGGTACTTAACCTATGGAAAGATAATCCATACTCTATCGTACTTAAATCTCGTCAGCTAGGTATCTCTACTCTAGCGGCAGGTTACTCGCTTTGGTGGATGATGTTCCACAAAGATAAAAACGTACTGTGTTTAGCAACAAAACAGGAAACAGCTAAAAACATGGTAACCAAGGTAAAATTCATGTACGAGAATTTACCTTCATGGCTTAAAGTACCAGCAGAAGAAAATAACAAATTAACGTTACGACTAAATAACGGTTCTCAAATTAAAGCAGTATCAGCAGCTGGTGACGCAGGTCGATCAGAAGCAGTATCTTTACTTATAGTGGATGAGGCCGCATTCATTGAAAACATTGGAGAAATATGGGCATCAGCACAACAAACACTAGCAACGGGTGGTGGAGCAATAGTACTTTCAACCCCTTATGGAACTGGAAACTGGTTCCACCAGACATGGGTGAGAGCGGAAGCTCAGGAGAACGACTTTTTACCTATCAAGTTACCTTGGTACGTACACCCTGAACGAGACGAGGCTTGGAGAAAACGACAAGATGAACTTCTAGGTGACCCTAGAATGGCAGCACAGGAATGTGACTGTGACTTTAGTACCTCGGGTGAAACAGTATTTTACCCAGAATGGATCGAGTTTATCTCGCAAACAACCATTAAAGAACCGGTTGAAAGACGCGGAGCAGACAAAAACCTATGGGTATGGGAACCTGCCTCTTATACGCGGGATTATATGGTAGTAGCAGACGTTGCTCGAGGCGATGGTAGAGACTTTTCGGCAGCTCACGTGATGGATATCGAAACTAATACACAAGTTGCTGAATATAAAGGACAACTATCACCAAAAGAATTTGGACATTTTCTTGTAGGTTTAGCCTCCGAATATAACAATGCTTTACTAGTAATAGAAAACGCATCAGTGGGTTGGGCAACTATAGAAACTGTTATAGAACGCGGCTATCAGAACTTCTACCAGTCACCTAAGAGTGACCAATTAACAGCTGAGTCGTATTTTAATAAATATGAAAACGGCAACAATTTAACTCCTGGTTTTACAATGTCTATGAAAACCAGACCACTAGTGGTAAACAAGTTTAGAGAATATGTTGGCGATCGTTCTGTAACGATTCAATCAAAACGTTTACTAGAGGAAATGAAAGTATTCATTTGGAAAAACGGCCGCCCAGAAGCACAAGGTGGGTATAACGATGATTTGGTAATGTCATTTGGTATTGGTATGCTGTTGAGAGACACTTCACTTAAATTCCAACAACAGGGTCTAGATATGACTAGAGCAACTCTAGGTAATATGACAAAAACACAAGGAGGAGTATATTCAGGTAATGCTATTCAAAATCCTTACACCCAAAAAATAGGAAATCAACAGGAAGATCTCCGTTGGCTCCTTTGATATTTATGATAATAAAATAAGCAATGGCTGATACTAGTATATTTTCAAGATTAAGAAGACTCTTTTCAACTGATGTAATCATCAGGAATGAAGGAGGTAGTCAACTAAAAGTAGTTGATACTGATCACATTCAAACTAGTGGTGAATTCCAAACAAATTCTTTAGTAGATAAATTTGGAAAAATTTATACCAACCCAGCAGCCACATCTCTTTTAGGAGCTCAATTTAATTTACAATATCAGTATCTTAGAACTTACTTGTATAGTGATTATGATACAATGGATACAGATGCTATTGTAGCTTCTGCTCTTGATATTATATCTGACGAATGTACTCTAAAGAATGATATGGGTGAAGTACTTCAAATTAGAAGTAGCGACGATGACATCCAGAAAATTCTTTATAACTTATTTTACGATGTACTTAACATTGAGTTTAACCTTTGGTCTTGGACTCGTCAAATGTGTAAGTACGGTGATTTTTTCCTAAAGTTAGAAATCGCAGAAAAATTTGGTGTATACAATGTAATTCCTTACACAGCATACCATATTCAAAGACGTGAGAACTTTGATATGGAAAACCCCGCTAAGGTTCAATTCCTTTATTCCCCAGATGGTTACTATACTGGTGGTTCAGGTTATTACCAAACTCCAAATACTAAACCATCTGAAAACCAGATTATATTTGATAATTACGAGATAGCACACTTCCGTTTATTAACTGATGTTAATTATCTTCCATATGGTCGTTCATATCTTGAACCAGCTCGTCGTCTATTTAAACAATATATTTTAATGGAAGACGCGATGCTTATCCACAGAATTGCTCGCGCCCCAGAAAAACGTATTTTCTATGTTAACGTAGGTAATATTCCCCCTCAAGAAGTTGAAGCATTCATGCAGAAGACTATCAACACAATGAAGAAAACTCCATTGATGGATGAGAAAACAGGTGAATATAACTTAAAGTACAACATGCAGAACCTACTTGAGGATTTCTACATCCCAGTAAGAGGTAACGATACTGCAACTAAGATTGATACTACAAAAGGTCTAGAATATAATGGTATTGAAGACGTTGCTTACTTAAGAGATAAGTTATTTGCCGCCCTTAAGGTACCTAAAGCCTTTATGGGTTATGAAAAAGACTTAACAGGTAAAGCAACATTAGCAGCTGAAGATATTCGCTTTGCTCGTACAATTGATCGTATTCAAAGAATCCTATTGTCTGAGCTTTACAAGATTGCTTTAGTACACCTTTATACTCAAGGATATGATGGTGAGCAATTAACAAACTTTGAGCTTAAATTAACTACTCCTTCAATTATTGCAGAGCAAGAAAAAATTGCATTACTAAAAGAAAAAGTAATCTTAGCTAAGGATATGCTCGATACTAAAATTATCCCTTCTGATTGGATTTACGACAACGTATTCCAGTTTAGCCAGGATCAATACGATGAGTATAGAGATTTAATTATTCAAGACCAAAAACGCGCTTTCCGTAACCAACAAATTGCTGAAGAAGGTAACGACCCAGTAGAGACAGGTCGTTCATATGGAACCCCACACGATTTAGCATCTCTATACGGAAGAGAAAGATATCAAGATAATTCATTGCCAGATGGGTATGATGAAAAAGCTGAATTAGGTCGCCCTAAAGAAAAAGCATCTAATATTAACACTCAAGACAATGCTTTTGGACGTGATCGTTTAGGTAGAAAAGATATGAAAGTAGACGATACTGAAGTATCTATTAAAACTAATTTTAAAGGTGGTTCACCTTTGGCCTTAGAAAATAGTAAAATTGAATACTCTAAAAACAAAACTTTGTTAGAAGGTCTTCAAAAGAAGCTTGTATTTGAACAAGATAAAGCTAAAGAATCGTTATTAGATGAGTCTAATTTGACTGATTAAATATCTCAATATATTTATAATAAATCCTAATAGGAATGAATATTAAACATTCGAAATATAAAAATACGGGTATTCTATTTGAATTGCTGGTACGCCAAGTAACAGCAGACACCCTTAACGGTGGTCAATCTCCCGCATTAAATATTATCAAGAAATTTTTTGTAAAAAGCGAGTTAGGTAGAGAACTTAAATTATACGAGACATTAACTAAAAGTAAAAAGTTAAACGAAACTCGTTCTAATCTACTCATCCAAACCCTATTAGAATCTGCTAATAAGCTTAATAGAAAAACTCTTAAAAGAGAAAAATATAATCTTATTAACGAAATTAAAAAGCATTATAATTTAGATGAGTTTTTTAAAACTAAACTTCCTAATTATAAAACACAAGCTGCTTTTTATACATTAACTGAAGCCCAACAATCCTCAGAATTAATTAGCCCTGATCAAATTGTATCTAACAAGTATACAATCCTAGAACATCTTACATTAGGTCCAGTTAATCAAGAAAAAGTTAAAGACGAGGTTTTACAAGAATTTCAAACATATGATAAGGACGTAAGAATGTTAACTTATAAGATCTTATTAGAGAAATTCAATGGTAAATATTCAGATCTATACGAATCACAAAAAGAGGTACTTAAAGAATTTATTACCTCAGTAGATTCAACTCCAAAGCTAAGAACCTTCTATAACAACAGAATTGAAATGTTGAAAGAAGAGTTAACTAAGATTAGCAAAAACATTACAGATAAAGCTGTACAAATTAAACTACAGGAGGTACTACCTCTCATTGTTGAGATAGAAAAAAACCAACCTATCAAAAACGAAAATATAGTTGACTTACTCCAATACTGCGAACTCGTAGAAGAACTTAAAGCAGCCAATGGACAGGTTATCCAATAAAATCAAAGAAGTAGCAAGGGGAAGAAAATTCATCCTTAAACCTACACCAGGCGGTGAGGAAGAATTTGAATCAGACGTAGTGTACGTTCCTGATTTTGAAATTCTTTTAAAAGATATTAACCGTGCTTTAGATACTCTTAGAACAATTTCTACAGATCCCGAGATAATTAATGATCCTAAATTCGGAGAAATTTATAATCAATTTAGAGTTTTAAGAAATAACCTTAGAACTCATATGCGTAACAAATATCCTTCAGAATACCAAAAACTCAAAGGTATGTTTGAAATGACTGGTACGGGTGGTGGTGCTGGAGCAGGTTCGTTTTCACCTGGAACTGGTGGGCAATATGCTACACCATTTGCATTTAGATTAGCCCCTAAAATGAAAAAATTAGGTGAAAACAGTCCTGGTGCTTCATTAGGTAAAGGTCCAAAAGCAGGAGCTACTGGTGTAAAAAACAACTATTATACTAAAGCCTTTGGTTTTAAACCGGTTAACAGCAAAAAACTAGCTGCTCAATCTAAGGCAATAGATACTAAATACCTCTGGGGAAAAGAATAATATTTATAGGTATGTATAAGTACAAACTAAAATCTAGATTAAACGAGGCGGATCCTAAAAGAATAGAGTTCCAAAATCAACGTATTGATGCTTTTAAAGCTATCGAAGCTAGACTAAACAGTTTATACCCAGCTATTGATAGAGCAAAAGACGAAACAATAGCATACTATAAAGAAAACCCAGGTTCATATGCTGTAGTAGTACCTACAGATTTAATTATGGAGTATTTAAACGATATCGAAGAATTATTAAATAAGTAACATGAAAACTTTACAAGAACAATTCAATTTAATCCAAGAAGGAAAAGGACATAAGGATATGTTCCTGAAATCTGCTCGTAGATTATTCCCAGAATATGTTACTAACTTTGCTACATATGGTGAAGCTACAACTATCCTAAAACAAAGAGGTATTTTAAGTGAAATTAAAGTAGGTGGTGGTGTAGTATCTAAACCTACATTTGATCCTTTTAAAGCATTTAATTCTTACGTAAACGAAGAATATACAGTAGCTGGTGGTGTAGGTCCTACTTATGCCTCACAACAAGAAAACCCAGTTAAAGCACCAAAACCAGTAGGTTCAATGACTGCTAAAGCTGTAGAAAAAGAAGTTTCTAAAGAAGTTAAGGATAAAAGAGCTGAATTAGGGTTTGATAAATCAAATCTTGAAAACATCGATAACGTATACGGTGAAGAGTTTTTAGAAGGATACTATGCTGAAATGAAGGATCCTAAAAATGTTAACAAAACTATTGATCAACTAAAAGAAATCGTAAGAAAAAATTTAGCTAAAAACCGTTCACATTACGTAGAAAATGCTGCTTTTGGAATCAAAGGAATTGGTTACACTAGTGAAGCCCCAGGTTTAACAGCAGGTAAAGAACCAAAAGGAAAATACAAAGCAAGCGGATACGGCGATATTAAGTAATGAAACAAGTACTAATTGAAACCCAATCATTCCAGGTAAATCCTGTCCAACTAACTGAAGGTATCAAATCCCCAGCAGGTAATCCTATTGTAGAAGGTATCTTAGCTACTGCTGAGGTTAGAAACGGAAATAGCCGTTACTATAGAAGAGATCTTTGGGATAGAGAAATCGACAAGTACATGAACGTTGTTAAAGAAAACAGAGCAACAGGTGAGCTTGACCACCCAGATTCCTCTATCATTAACCTTAAAAACGTATCTCATATCATTCGCGATATGTGGTGGGATGGAGATCACGTAGTAGGTAAAATCGAGGTACTCCCAACCGTTTCCGGTAATATTTTAAAAGCACTAATTGAAAATAATGTTCAAGTAGGTGTTTCTTCTCGCGGTATGGGTTCACTTAAGCCAATGGGAGAAGGTATGATGGAAGTACAAGACGATTTTGAACTATTATGTTGGGATTTCGTTTCAACACCTTCTAACCCAGGTTCATATATGCACCTTGTACGTGAAGGTAAAGAATATAATACAATCAACCACTACACTAAAGCAAGTGGAATTTTAACCGAAATTCTATGTGCTAAGGGCACCTGCCCTATTATATAATATTTAAGAAGCCTGCTACCTTAGGCAAGGTCCCCGAAAGGGGGCCTTTTTTTATTTTTGAAAGATTTATACATATGTATAGACATAATATGCTATCCCTTATATAGCATTTGTAAATGTATAATTCCGATTACGGTTGAACTGAATAACCGTACCCCCCAAATCAAATTTTGTGGTTAAAACAATGGCAAATAGAGACCTATTGAAAGAGGCTATTGCTGATGCTAAATCTGTTAAAGAAGCAGCTATCGCAAACGCTAAAGCCGCTCTTGAGGAAGCTTTTACCCCATACCTGAAGGAGAAATTTACAGCTAAATTAGCTGAAATGGAAGCAGAAGAAATGGACGAAGCTAAAGAAGAGATGGATGAAAACACAAGCAAAGAGGAAATGGAAGAAATGTCAAATCCAGTGATGCGTAAAGGCTTAAAAGGCGACGACACCGAAGAAAAACGTACTGAAAAGATGCGTGAAGAAGAGGTAATGGATGAAGAAATGGATCTAGATGAACTCCTAGCTGAACTCTATGAGGAAATGGGCAAAGACAAGGAAATGGAAGAAACCCTAAACGAACAAGAAGAAGAGGAAATGGAAATGGACTCTGAAGAAGAAGTTGAAGGTGAAGAGGAAGACGAAATCGACCTTGAAG